AGATAGCCGACGGCTGCGTGGATGCTGCATAGACCCTACTAGGGCGACTCAGGACCATTGTACGTGAGTCGATGATGTAACTCCTATGGGCGGAGCTCTACGATCATTCTATTCGCAGTCTTAATCAGACTTGCGCCTGTGACTCTTGCGAGTTCCAGTATGTGCTCCAGTATGGTTACGAGAAACCGGAACGTGGAGAATAACTACATACTTGGAAACCGAGTGTAGCTCGTAAGCTAAGAGACATGAAGGTCGCATAGAATGGAGAAGCATTCTGGGGAAGAAAACAGAGAGTTGTTGATGACTAGCAACTTCCAAGGCATAATGTGCATGTGATTGCCGAGCGAGGGTGGAAATACAGAACTGTTACCATCTCCTCGGCTCACTAAGTTGCACTTTTGCACCCGCTATAGTAGGCCGTGATGTCCGCACTTCGGTGCGACTCACGCCTGAGTTTCGTCCTCCAAGGGGACAAGGTGGGGCAAGTTACCTAGATTTGTGCTAAGTCGAAGAATCTCTCAATATTGTCTGCGGACCTAAAGACCGCCACTGACTTAATTCCATTTACGGTTAGTCGGGCGATCTGGGATGGGCTCTTTTCCGTCATAACTTGTGACGAACGAATTAAAGAGAACCTCTATAGGTCCATCGGCCCTCAAAGGCTCATCACTTAGGTGCAACCGAAATGGAATGGTTGTTACACGACTAAGTGCGGCATCTTGATGGGGCTCCCCACTACGTGGGTGACGTTGTGTCTGTTCCACCTCTTCGCCATTGAAAAGGCTTGTAAAGAAGAAGGATGGAAACGTGATAGATCATGTGCCATTATGGGTGATGATTTGGTGGCCATGCTACCTCAACGTGTAGTAGACAAATATGAGAAGATTATGCTCAGTCTCGGAGCGCGCTTTTCGCCTGGTAAACACCTTGTTTCGAAACGATATGGAGTCTTCTGTGAAGAATTCTTCGAGGTTCGACCTATCGTGACGAAGAGGTAGGTGGCCAAGCGATAATACACAAGGGAGGAGTACCCCACGCTGGTGAAGAAGGTCCGGTTTGACGATACGTTGTTCGTCAATTGTCCGATCAAAGATCAAAGATCTTCCTTGCTTGTTGGTGGGTTATTGCGGTCTGCAATAAAGAGAACTCGCCCAGTGTTTAAGAAGGCGCCTAAGGCTAAAGGAGCAGGTTGGAGGAGAGACTTCGGTGGGTACGGTTGGTACTAGTACCCTGGGCATTGGACGAAACTGGTGCCGTCAACGGAGTTGCCGGATGTGGACCGACACACTGGCAGGCGTTTCAATGATCCTTACGAGGATCTGACCCTTCTCTCTCAATTCCAAGGAATGACGTCGTTGGATGGCAGAAAACTTCGACGTGGCTAGCTCAACAAAAAGATTGAGTATATCATTAGCCACAGACAAAGGAGATTCAAGGCCAATCGCAATCAGATGAAATCCTTCTCAACTCTCAAGGGATCCTAGTCCACCACCGTGGTACTAAACGAGGGTGGGTACAGTTTAGCGCATTTAGCATACCTGTATCCGCTCAAAGGACTACTACC